AGGACCGTAGCCATTTCACGGTTCTGGTCGCGCAACGCTGACACGCTGTTAATTTCTTTTAAAACATCAATCTGGCTATTGAAAACCGCTCGTTGACTTTCTGCATCATCAAGGCGGGCATCAAAGTCTGATTTAAATTTGTCGAAGTTTTTGTGAAAGATTTCCAAGTCTTCCATTACTCGCGCCAGGTTGCTTTTCACAACAGCGTATCCACCTACGACGGTAGCCAATAGCAAGACCCCTTGGATCGCATGAGTAGCAGTTAATTCCATATTACCTCACCGCCGGGCCATATGTTGCGGCCCACCACAAAAACCAAGCAATGCCCCCGGCAATGGCTGCAACAGCTAAGCCCTTGGCAACTTCAATTAAGATTGCCTTGCGGCGTTCTGCACGTTCCTCGGCGTCAATCTTATCTTGCTTTGCGCGTTCCTTTTTATCGGCAATGCGCTTTTCGCGTTCCTCTAAGATTTGGTCCCAGGTACTTTTCTCGCCCGGCTTGCTTGGCCACTTTCGGTTGATCTCATCCTTCAGATCGCTGATCTGCTGGTCTAACTGTTTCTTCTCAATGACCGCTGCTGCTGCCGCGCTGATACTTTCGTCGCCGCCATCATCCTTGGCGCGCTTCTGCAAAATGCTTTTGTTCTTTGCGCCTATAGAACTGCCAGGCTGACGATCTTTATTTTGATCGTGCTGATCTTTTGCGTGCAGAATCCCATCAACGCCATGCATTATTTCTTGAACACCCCTGGCGGACTTGACCAGCGTTTTGGTGGCGGCTACGGCCGCAGCAATGGTGAGGGGATCGATTTCACACCTACCTTAATCGGGCTTCGGATTGTCCGATTTGACTTTGGCAACATGGTCTTTCCACGTTGTTGTGCCGTTGACCGCATCCCAATACTGCATATCTAACTGATCGCCGATTGAGGCAAAGGCGGCTTGACGCTTGCCTATGTAAGAATTTGCTGCATGAGCAGTGGCCCATGCTTCTTCTCGCGCTACACATTCATCAATTTCGGCATCGCTTAAATCAACAGATACGCCGTCGACTATCTTCGACTTAAAATCTTTTCTTGCCATCTTAATTTCTCCTACGACCTTGCGCGCCGATAACGCCGAATGGTGCCGCCGCTAGAAAAGTTTCCGCTGCCAGGGTAAATTTTTATGCAAGTGTGCGCTTCAGCAGTGTCGTATCGACCACCTGCAAATTCACCACATGCAAGCGGTTGATAATTGTAATAAATGTTGTGCGAAAATGTGGTCGTTTTGTATGACGCATTTGCGGGGTTCAGCAGCATTGTTTCACTAAAATATAAGTGTTCATTGGAGCCGGTGCCTTCTCCGGTGTGAAGGATGGTTCCTTTGTCAGTCGCTTGCCCGTGAGCAGTTCCCCCACCCCGAACACCTGCGACTTGCATAAGATAGCCACTTGTTCTGTACGTTGGGCCAGCCACGCCTAGCTGGAAGTAAATGCCGTTGCTGTCGGACGCAATATCAACATTTTCAAGTTGAACAAGGTAGTCGTAGCCATCTGCTAGATCAGTGAAACTAATATCGCTAACAGCAGTGACGTTTGTGGTGTCAACAAACGCGAAGCCGCCGCCGCCTACATCTGCAAACACTGGTACAGAACCAGCGCCCTGTGACTTTAAAAAATGGCCCGACGTGCCAACAGCTACCGCAGCAGGATCGCCGCTGGCATCATACGTTATCAGATTGCCATCGGTGCCGCCTGCCATCTTCGCCAAAGTGACCGCGTTGTCATCGATGTCTGTGGTGCCGACTAAACCCCTGGCCGGGGATTTCCCTAAATATGGCATTACAACTTACTCCAGTTTCGGGTTGTCAGTTTAAATCTACGGCTTAGTCGGCCACGGGTCCGACGCGCCATCTTTGCCAGCACGATGCTCATTCCACTGTGTCTGGAAGGCGACCGGGTCTGACGTATTGGCTGGAAGGTCCCTCAACGCCTTTCTGTGTGCGGTCATGCCGTCCGACATCGTGACATCTGACAAGGCATAGTAATCCGTAGCGGCTATACGCCTGTTGCGCTCTGCCCGTATGTTGGCCCAAGCACGATCTGCTGCGCCCTTTTCCCATGCCTCTTCACGGGCAACGAACTCATCTATTTCTGCTTCAGTGAGTTCAACACGCTCACCATTAACCATTTTATGTATGTAGTCCGATCTAGCCATTTTGATCGCTCCGTTAAGTCAAAGTCAGACCAAGCAACCAATACTCACCTGTAATGGTTCCCGCGCTTGGGTAAAATTTAATCCCGTCTACTGTGCCAGTATTACTTACAGCGCCAGTACCGAAAGCCGATGACCACATATTTGTGGAAACATTGTCATACCAAAAACTTCGCGTCTCAGACACTTTAGCTATTCCAGAAATGTTGGGGTTTAGCAGGGTCATTTCTGCATAAGCTGGATAACCACTCTGGTCTTGGTCATAAGAGCGAATAACCTTAATTTTTGAGTCACCATTTCCACCACCATGACGATCCTCACCCGCACCTGAGTACCCGTGAATTGCCCAAATATAATTTGATGCAGTTATCAAGCTGCCACCTATTTGAAACTGAACATCAAGCTCGACAGCATCGTTTGACATACTCGTAAAATAGAGCATCAGTTTGTACTGCGTGTACGATGAAGAAAGTCCAGAAGTTAACGTAACGCTTGCTTCGGTTGAGAATGTAGCGTTAGAAATTTCTGACCATATACCACCAGCTAGATCAAGAATGCCTTGGACTGTGTCGCGCTTGGTATTGTTTGAATCTGTCGCGTCGCCGTACATAATAAGATCAGACGCCGTAATCGTGACATCCGAATAATCGGCAATTAAGGCGTCTTTGGTCTTGGTCCCATCGACAATGTTGTCGCCCAGGTCGCCCGTCGTTAGGGCAACTTCAGCGGGTTGACTTCCTAAAAATGGCATATCAGGTTATCTCCATGAAACTAAGGCTAATGTCGATATAGTCATTCGCCGCCGCTTGCGCGGTAATGCTATCGGTTGTCTGCAAAACGATCTTTTGCCCAGCGAAAACTTCCAGCGTTGACCCAGCAGGGATCGACGTGTCCTTTAAAAGATAAACATTGGCGTTTGTGTTTGGATTGCCGCCAGCGGTATCGCTAACCAGGATGACATCGATGTCCGTTGCCGCGCTATGACGATTACAGATTGTCATGCCCAGGATCACCGCCGTTGTGCTGCTTGGCACGGTGTAGATCGTATCCGCGCTGCTGTGGTCTACAGATGCCCTTGTCGCTACCTTAAAAGTATTTGCCATAACTTACTCCTTCGGGATGCTTCCCCCTAATCAGCCAAGGGCAATGGCTAATGCCACGGCTGTTGCTTCAGATACTTCACCATCACTACCAGCCGGGCCGGTTGCACCTGTTTCCCCCGCAGGGATGCCAAGCGCCAGTGCACCTGACGATGGTGTAAAAGTGGCCGTAGGTGTCGCGCCAGTCGATAGCCCCGACACAGTGACGCTGGCTACCTTTCCAGGTGTCGCCTCGATGCCATTGCCGTCGCTGGTAAAACCCAGCAGCTTGCCCGCACGATCAGATGGCGAGTCAGTGAACTCCGGCGTGGTAATCGCGGTGGTCCGGCTGACCTTGAATGAGCGGTCCAGCTCTTCCTGCAGCTCCTGGCTAATATGCGTCAGCCTATCGAGCGCGTTCTCATGGTCAGCAGCCGGAAACGGATCTGCCGGCTGGTAGTCTGTACCCTGCGTCAAGGCCGTGTCGCGAAGGATCACCACGGTTTCGCCAGAGGCCGGCGCAGTGACGAACGTCACATTACCGCCGCTGGTTTCACCCACACCGCTCACGCCATAATTGGCTGAACCCGTGCCCTCGGCTTTCAACGTCTCGACGCCGGCAGAGGATCTGATGAAGACCTTCAGCTCAGTTGAGGCGAAAACCTTCCAAGTGTACGCAAAGGCCGTGGTGCTGCCGTTGCCCGAATAGCTGACTTTGAGTGTGGTTGTGCTGACTGTCATTGGAGTCCCTCGAGTGATTCTTGAGCAGCCGACTGCTTGGCTGCTGCAATACGT